GTGTCGCCCAAGGTATCGTTCAGAACCTTTTGGCAATCCTAGTAAGTAGCGACCTCAAACACATCCGCTGCGTCCTTGATGGTTTCAAGAAGAGTGTTGACTTCTTCTTCGGTCTTCGCCAAGGGTGAGGTGCGGCGCATGGGGCGCACGTCAGTCGTTGGGAATGATTGACCCGACTTCTTGCCGTAGTCAATGCGAATGTCCGTACCCTTTTCGGTGTCGGTAATGTCACCGTACTCAGGGTCAAGCACTACATCAAGTAGAGCCTGATAGGTGGTGCGGGAAAAGCCCCACCAGCGAACACCCTTGTCCTCTTCGCCACGAACGACGACGGGAGCAAAGATTCGCATCTTCGGCCAAAAGCGTTTGGCTGCCTCCTTGGAGCCGTCAGTGCCTTCGTTCCAAAGGCTGGTTCCCCACTCTGCAATGGGATCGGGATCGCCATTAGTTCGTGGACTGAGGACAGTAGTCTTACCTTCGGCACCCATGCCGTAGTGGTAATATGCCTCAAAGAAAGGATCGCCGTTTGGTGGACACACTAGTCGTAACTGGTGCGTGCCTTCCTCTGGCTTCCAATAGTTTTCTGAGGAGTCGCCTCCTCTGGTCGTAAGAGCAGCGTGTTTCTGCCGCATCTTGTTAAGATCAATACCCATAATTTTCTCCTTTACTGGTTAGTTGACCGTGATCTACTATACCACATCCGGAGAGGGTGTAAAGCTAATTTTCTTCGGGAGGATCTTCTATTTTGAAAATCTTAAGAACTTCAATGGGATGGACTTGGAGTTTTTTTCCAACTGTAAGCAAAAGAGAATTAGAGTATGCTGCCCAGTCTAATTTTAAATGCTTGCCGGTCTTGCCATCGTGTTGTTCTGCTACCGCAGCATTCAAAGCATTTATTGAATAAAGAGTATTAGATTGTTTTTTTCTGTGGATTCTCATTGTGTGCAGCCGAGGGTTAAACTTCTTACCAGGCTGTGTCACTGCGTTGTAAGTTAATATTTTCTTCTCTGGTGAGTTTTTGTTTTGCAGTAAGAAAATATAATTATTGGTTAGCTCAAGCTCGTTCACTATAAAATGCACTTCGGCGTCAATATCTTCGTCGCTGTCCGTTGTTATGAATGAGGCGAGTAGTACGCCCCTTTTAGAATTGTTGTTCGCCAAAATAAATGTCCTTCATTATATCACAATATATAGTGTTAAACGAAGGCAAAATTTTGTATTTCATTCGAGTAGGCTGTACAGACAACAAAAGGATCCGGCAACGTAAGGGAATAAACAGAGAATCCAACGCTCATGGATTCATCGGTTTTGTAATCTCTTACTTGTTGTTTTATTTTTTTCATCAAAGTTCCATCGCCCTCTATCACGTCGCTTGGTAGCCCATAGTAAAAGTGAACATCTGATATTTTCTTCAGGGGGAATAATAAATTGACGGGTGTCTTGTTATCTAGGGAACAAACACCGAATGTGGCAACCCTACAGGAATTCTTGATACTCATCTTGTTCAATACTATCGCATCACTATGGTTAAAATAGTTGACCATCGCCACCACATAGGATATAAAATATGAAATGCTTTTTTCATATTCCTGTATTGAAACGTCTCCAACCAAGGCCTCGACCGAAGACTTGTTCACTAAGTAGACCCTATCTAGGACACCGCTTCTGGCATATTCCTGAATCACATTGAAGCATATTTTGTCGTCTCTTTTCTGGATCTCGGAGCATATGTTTCTATCTGGGCAAACATACAGAACAGAAATCTTCGCTTCACTGATAGTATTTAAAATTCTCAACAAAGAGCCCGTGATTGGGTCGCCGCCTTCAACAACTACAAGAACTTCATCGCCGTCTCTGACGGACCTAAGGTAAACTGCTACTTCGTCCTCGTCAATATTGCTTTCATACTCTTGCATATCCGAGTAACTCCCTATACCTAAGGAGCCCCTCTCTGTTGTCTCAGAGTTAATTTTATATACACGATATTCCGGATAAGCTGTCAACTCTTCTGCAAGAGCACAGCCAAACTCCCCAACGCCGATCACTTTATCCAATTTCAAACTCCCTAAGTGTTCCCAGGCACTTGCCTGACTTAGTATTTACACCGAACTCTCCAAAATTGGTGGATTTCATCAAGCGAAAAACCGAAGGTAGTAGATGTTTGTCTTCTTTTTTCAGATCTAGAACGATAGCATCATGTATCAAGAAAGCTATTTTTGACCCAGAACCCTTGGTCCGCAAAAGATAATCAATCTTAAGAGCCTGCTTCAAAGTCAGTTCTGCCGTAGTGGATTGAACCAAGTAGTTTAATGCGTGATGCCTGCTGACATCTTTCATGGTTTTCCCGTATGGTGTCGTCACTTGGTTGTCATTATAAAAGCCTTTGAGCAGCTTTTCTCTGTCGTAAAACTTTTCTAATTCTTTTCCCTCTTGTTTGGTTGACATTTCTCTCGATCCATACAGCCAAGAAAAAAAATATACTTTGGCCTGCTCCCTGGTTACTGAAGAATTGAAAATCCTCTGAAGGTGGAATTGGTGAACATCTTCTTTCGGCTGCGGCTCGTCTAACAAGCCAAGCAAAGTACGAATCTCAGCACCGTTGAAATCAAACTCAACGTACATGTCATTTTGTGGCTTGATGATAGAACGAAGATGCTTGTTCAGTGTCAATATCGGAAACGAGTTTTTATCGGTCGTTAAGCGCCCTGTCTTAGTGCCGAATTGCTTGTACCTAACATACGGTGGTGATGTCAGGAGTGACCTGGCCTGTCCGCCGGTCTTTGGATTTTCTGTATATGATAATAATTTCTTCTTGTCAACATTAATTGGCTGAGAGGCTATGTCGCCCAAGAGCATCGAGACATGTTTATAAAAGCCATATCTTTTTGGTCTTTCCATTGTTTGAAGAACATGTTCTGTTATACGATTCTTCACCTCGCAGAAATCGACTAAAAATCTTTCCGGCACCAAGTCAAAAAAACAGTTTTCATCTTGATTTACTTTTGATATACTAAGAGATCTCTTGAAAGCTAGTATTCTCTCTGACACATCATCCCAATCATCTCGTAAATATTCAGGAATGCAGCCAGCCAGTGATCTGCCCTCCAGAAACAAAGAGGCATAGTCGATATCCCTGCCCCGCAAATAAGGAGAATAGCTCCAAGTCTGGGAGATACTATCAGGAAATTTGTCCGGATCAAAGATCATCTCTTTGTTGGTGTATATGCCCACACACTCAGCTTTGTCATCTAATGTCTGAAACAGCAATATTAAAACCTTACGAAATAAGTTTATCCGAGATCATGTCTGTTGTTAAGCCTCCGATAAATTTATCATAAGTATATTTCAGAGCCTTTGTGTGCCTAGAGTTGTTTCTTCCTTGAGGGGAAAAATCATAAAAAGTAAAAATTTCCCTAATATCCCTCAGTTCGTTCTTGGGCGTCTCTTTAATGCTTCGCTCTCTTCGCCTAAGTGAATAGAAAGCTCTCAAAGACCATTTATCGCCATACAGAGATAAAACATTTGGCGTCAGGAGTTCCCTAATTATTGTAATAGGCTTATCACACTTTTTCAAAGTCTCAGCCGGTATTAAAAGACTGCTATTTGCGGCAACATATCGATTATAAAAATCCAACAAATAAACTTTCAAAATATCTATGTCTAAATCCCAAGTTTCCATATAAGATGACCTAAATAGACCGGAATAAACCGAGTTGGCACCAAAAGCTGCTCCGAGCGCATCCCTGTAGTGGTCATACCCTGGCGCTCGCCTCATTATATTTTCAAATCCAGGTATTCTTGAATACCCAAAAGGCTCTGAGAGCCGAGAGTTCTTTGGCACGAAGGCAGAATCATCGCACTCCCCCTCTGGGTTCTCTTCTTGGTCTTGGCTCACCATCGATACCCCAATCATATACTCTTGTGCGGCTCTCGAAGCTGGGTCGCACACAAATCTCCATGGAGCATTTTTATCTATATAAAATCCATATTGAGAGGCCAGTTTGACTACTAGTCGATAATTTTCATCATACAAAAAATTTACTTCCTTGTTTAGATCCTCGTCATGGTCGGCTTTGCTTGTCTCTATCACAAGCCCCGTATTAACCGGGGAAGAGTATATACTTTCAACAAAACCGGACAGAGTAATTGGACCAGCATCTTTAATAATCAAACCGGCGAACTCATCAAACACCTCAAGAAACCCATCAAAATTTGCTATCCTTCTCTTTCTTGTCGGGAGGTTCATAAAAGTGTTTTGAAAGGCTGGGTATAGGTCCTGCGTAATGTACGAGTGGTAATCTGTATAGATGTCACTCCACCCTCTCTGAACCTCTAGTTTCGAATACGGACCTGAACCATAAAGTCTTCCGGATGCTATTTCCGACTTCACTTTGTCCGAGAAATCACGCCAAGCGTCGGCAACGAAATCAAGAGCATAACATGTTTTTCCGCTCTCGGCAGCGCCCAGTTGCTTGAGTCGTCGCCCCGAGACAAGCACAGGATTGCCGGCTTGGTTTACTCTGCCAAAAAACTTATCAGAACCCCAAAAATTAAAAGAGCGGCTGGCGTCGGTCGAAAGAGGGAATATAAAATCTGCATACTTTTTACGCTCCTCAAACGCTTGTTTTGCGTCCGAAGTGTTATCGACGTTTGTAAACTTAATAGTCCTTTTATTTGGATCGACTCTGCTTGGCTGTACCATTATTTACCCATCCTTGTTTCCAGAAGATTCGAACTTGCAGGAGAGTTTTGTTTCGTACTTTCCAGCGGTTATCGTGTGAAGAGATCTTATAACCGTATAGTAACCACCAATGCCAAGCTTTTTAGATATTTCACGACCAAAGCCAACATCTGCATCAATATATAGTAAGGTACCGTTTGGAAAAAACTGGTTACCATAAAGAGTTAGTTCTATATTTTGAGGCACAATTACAGCGCCGTCGCCGTTTGCGCTTTTCAGAACCTGCATCGCCCGGTATTGACTTGTAAGGTTCATTTCGCTAAAAGAAAAACTCTTAACAATTCCCCTATCAGTACCTAGTTTTAAATGATATATACCCTCTTTGAGATCGTCCTCCTCGACGCCAAAACGATCCTTGTGAGTTATTTGCCTAACGCCGATGACTAGATACTTGTCTGTTGCCATAGAGGCCTGCTCTCGTTGATTGGCTACGGTCTGAAGTTTACCCTGGGTTATGACAGTGCCAGCGTCAATCTCAACTCCAGAAAACAAGGTAGTCAAATTAAAAATTGGTGCTATCTTGCCCTCCCCTTTTGCCACTTCCCGTATTATGGGAGACAACAACGTCCTCATAAGAGATATCAAAAACGTCTTAAGAGACATTGAGTCTCTCTGAGATGCGACGACTGTTTTAATAAAAAATTGTCCAAAATATTCCAAGGTTATAGGAATGTCAGCCAACATAACAACCTGATCGTCTCTAAACCCAGGGATACCTATTTGCGAAGGGGAAAACGAACCAAGGATAACCTTGAAATAGTCCTCGTCTTCTTTAGACATTGTTAGATTATTTAAGATATTATCGACAAGGTCGCCAAGGCGAATATAATACAAGTTTCTTGTGCCATGAGCCAAATCAAAATCTCGGGTAGACACCACTTTAGGGTCAAGCAGCGCAGCAGGACTTTGCCCGGCTGAGGCTTTAGCCAGGGCAGCTTTTATTCTCTTCTTCCTCTCCGCTAGTGATTCTTTTTTTCCTTTTGGTTGTGTAGCCGCAAAGTTCACGCTATAGTTAGCAACGGCTGGTCCGACGAGGCCACTATCAGCTAGTGGTTTCTGACTATACGCCGATGCGTTGAGGGCAGTCGTCTCAGACCTTAGCCGAGCGTAATAAATCTTCTTGTCCAATAATAGATTATTCAGAAGAGCCGCATATTTTGGCTCCCTTATCGTTTCATTGATATTATCTAAGGCTATCGCTGCTGCTTTCTCATAGCCTTTCCACAGGTCAACCATCTGAATCAAATTCATAGTTTCGCCAGTAGAAGCATCTGTGGCGATGGTTTCATATTTTTTTGCATAGGACAATTTAGATATGTTCTCCTGATACGCTCTTATAGCCATTCGGAGTGTTCTTAGTTCGTATTCGACGCCAGATTTTGCAAGATCCACTGTTTCGTTGAGGTCCGACATTGCATATTTTCCGCCTGGGACAAAGTTCTTTATAGCCTTTCTTACAATATACCCTTTTGGCCAAGCTGCCTTAGCGTATGTGATGGCATTTGTTCTAGATATTTCTGGATCTGCGTCATTTTCTGGCAGCGGTGTAACAAATTTTGATAGGGGGACAGCCTCTTCATCAATGTCGCTATGTCCAGCTAAAATATCTGCCTTGACAATGTGGTCCGTAGCGTTGTCTATAAACCCCGAATAAGACAGGTTCAGCGTCAGTTGCCCGTTTTGCGAATAATCTACATCATACCCACTCAACTCAAGTCTTATCTCTCTTTGTGTCTTGCGAATTGCCTCTCTAAATGTTTTACTAACGCCTCTTGGCATTTTGCCTTCGGGGTAAGCCCACCCAACCCTAACAGCTAAATGAAGACGCTGGGCACCAGGCACTAAAAAGTTAGTTTGCCTGACTGAGTTGTGATCTATTTTGCCGCCTTGGGTTTCTTTTGGTGGGTTTTCTTTTTGACATTTTGCTTGTCGTATCTTAAGTATCTTGGCAACCTTTTTCTTTTTATCTGCTTCGGAGATCTTTATAAATTTCCCACGCTTGTTTATAACAGGCGAACCAAGAGTAGGTTGGCCAGTGGTATCTAAAAAAGCCCTATAATCATCGTTCAATAAGTCTAGGGCTGACCCGAAGAATATCGCAAGGTTGGCTTTGATGACATATTGTCCATAATCTTTAGCGTCGTAATCCCAAGTAAAGCTTTTTACGCCGGCATCTGTCCCGTGATTTGATCGGGCTCTAAGCATTTTATCAATGTCAGTACTGGCTCTGCCTTTGGCAAGTTTCTTAATTTGGTACTCATGCACATGATCGGGGAACTCAATTTTTCTCCTATACCCTTTGTCGTTGGTCAAGAAAAAAGTCATTTGTGGAACGAGAGTGGATAACTCTGCGGTGTTGGCGTTTATGTAGTCTTCTAGTCCAGAAAACGGATTATTTATTAGATTCAGTAACGACTCTGGTTTTCCATAATAATTTATAAGACTTTGGCATTCAACAATCTTTCTTCTTTGCGCAACAGATTTCTCACCCGAGCCTTCACCGCCGAGTTCTTCCGTGCGAGTTAAACTATTTATGTTGATAAGGTCTGACATGTGACGCATCAGTATCTTTTGTCCATTCAAAATCCTCACTCTTGCCGCATTCTCGGGATCTCCACCTTTTGGCGCAGAAGTAACCGCTGTTGTAAATTTTGCAGCAGGCTTCTGTATAGCTTCCTGCGCTTGGGCGAGGGTAGGCTCTTCTTCTGCGAGTAGGTCGGCGATATAATCCGCATGGCTTTTATCGATAAACCTCTTAATGTTGGCGTAAGATTCATCGTCAAAATACTTAAAGCGAACTTGCCCGTCTCGGTTCCCCTCAAAGCCGTCACGAGCCGGGTCAGGTACATTGAACTGCTTCAGGGGGCTGTCATTTGCTGCCCCGGTGATTTTTGACAGCGGTCGATACTGAGAGGCATCAATTCGTCCATTGGCAGAGGGAATGGCTTTGCCAAAATATTTACCAAGTTGTGCCATCATGTTCCTACCAACGATGGCAAGATCTTCCCCTCTGCCCAGGTACTCAAACATAGGGTCGAAATTAAGAACCCTTGGGTAACTCAGTTTAAGTCTTTTTGCGGCATCTCTATAGCTCATACCTGAAGCATTGCCATACTGCCTGCCGGTCGGCAACCTCAACATGCCGAGCTTGGCCATCTCCCTCTGAACTTCGTTTCCTTCATATTCAGTGGTCTCGGCAATAAGCTCTTGTTCTGATTGCGACAAGTTTTCGCCGCCGTCTTCCATGGCTGTAATAAGCCACTGAAGCAAAGTCATTTCGCCGAAAGCCTCTTCGGGTCTTAGCGTGTTTGCCACTTGAACCGACCCGTTGGGAGCACGGTCAACAGATGCGTCAACTAATACTGATTGTGCCGATTTAATAATATCCGCTAACTCAATAGCCTCCCTAATTAACACAGGAACCAAGAACTCTTTCCTTGAGATAGTATCTGTGTGCTTTAAAGTAAAGTTTTCCATCTCTTGTTGGTTATTTTCTTTTGCCGCATCATATATGCCCTTTTCGAACCCTAGGTTCGTTAGCCAGCGATCTTCAGTCGGAAAATACTGTCCCGAAATGAATCCCATCGACTCGACGGGGCGGTTATTTTCATCCCTTCCGAGGTTTGTAAGGCACCTAGCCCAGCCGGCATCATTTTGTTTATTTATATCAACCCAAGGGTAAACACTGAAAACATTCCTGCCCATTTAGTTCAAACCCCGTAATACCTTAATATTACATCCAACGGCAACGGGATATAAACAAGGTCACCAATTTTAAACTCTGCTTCGGTGGGCTTTTTGTTGTAAAGAGCTATAACCCACCAATAAGTTGGAGAACCGTAATACTCTGATGACAAGTTGTACAGCTTAGAGGTCGCCGACCATCTGACTGTTATCGTACTGAGGCTGTCCATTTCATCCAAAGTTGGATAGGAAAAATTTGCCGTGTCGTATTGAACAATTTCGTTAATACCTCGGTCATTGAAGAAAGCCTTCCTATACTCATCGTTATCATTAAAAATAAAAGATCTATTACCATATCTTGATGCCATTTTTTTCTCCTTAGCCCTTTCTTCTTATCAGCGGTCTTCTCGTGGTTGGAGAGAGGACGCCTTTTGCGGCGGATTGTTCTTGTCCTTGAAGACCTGTTGGGCTCCCCATTTCTAGGCGGGTTTGTCCGTTCTCATCTATTGTTTCCACAACCCTACCGGTAGAGTTGCCAGCAGCCATCATCACCAGATCAGCAAATGTAGTTTCGTCAATATGATCCGAAGAGTATCTACTTGAAGCGTAGGGAAAAGCTATGCTTTGATCGGGCTGATTATTCTCGGGTGTCAACGTAGCTCCCCTAAAAATATAGTTGCCCGGATCGTGGGGGTCATCAGCCCAGCCTAGGTCATGCTCATGGTTCACTCTTAGCTCAAAGTTGAGTCTTAAGGTTTTTGGTAAATATCTGATTCCTTTTTTATCTAGCGTGAAAACTCCATCTTCCAATACAGGGTCAACAGTAATTCCCCTAACCCAACCCAGCAGTGGTCCTCCTGTTTGTGCATTGCAAATTAAATTGCCGAACTTGACGCCCCACATGGGTCCTTGATTCATTGTCGTTGCCCCAACAGAATCCGAGTATGTGGGGTACAAAAAGGTAACAAGTCGATTTACTTTATCAAGGTTGTCCTGAGCCATTTCTGGACTTGTTGCTGGCACCCTCCAAACAACAGAAACAGCCCTTGTGGTGTGGCTAAAGGTTCCGATCGGATCCATCCTGCCAAAAACCTGTTCAGCGTTCCACTCGGAATTATAAGAATCACTCATTTGATCTATGAACGCCGAGAAGGCCACCGAATAGTCAGTCGGGAGGTGTGTTATTTCAAGCCTAAAACCACGATTGAAAAGATTTTTCTCTCCCGGTAAACCTTTTTTCATTAAGAAGTTCTTAGATTGCATCTTAGTTATCCCCTATCCCCATTACTAGACAATACGTTCTTTGCATTTACAAAGACATGATCATTTTCGGTGGGGTTGTACTCAGGTTGTTCTACTACATCCTCTATACCAATCGTTGTTTCATCTATGGGGTCACTGACTTTTCTTTCCGAAGGATAAGGGAAAGGTTTGCCATCGGTAGACCTACCCATTTTACCTCTAAATATAAACCTATCTCCGCTAGGGTCTCTCTTCCACCCAACCGAGTGTTCATGCAGAACTTTCATCTCAAAATTTAATCTATATGTTTTTGGATAATAATTTACACCGCCCTCGGTTACAAAGTCCCTGAGTGTTGGGTTTGTGCTCTCAAGAAAATCTGTTGATGAATCAGTCGGACCCAACATAAACGTTCCTTCCTCAAAAAGAGGATCAACCGTAATTCCATTAACCCATCCCAAAAGAGGACCACCCGTTAGAGAGTTGCATATTAGGTTTCCAAACTTTACTTTCCAATAGGGACCCATCTCTATAAAATGCGCCTGTGACCTTCCCGCCTTTCCATATCGGGGATACAGGAACGATACGATCTTATTAACTTTGTCTAAGTTATCTTTAGCCTGTTCAAAACTTGATGCAGGCACCCGCCAAGCAACGGAAATATTTCTTGTAGTCTGTTGGAATCCTCCAATGGGGTCCATTCTTCCATAAGAAAACTCCTCATGCCACTCTGAGTTATAAGCGTCACTAAACTGGTCCAAAAAAGCAGAGAAAGCCACTGAATAATCAGTTGGCAGATGGGTGATCTCTAATCTCATCCCTTTATTAAAAAGATTTTTCTCGCCTGGAAGGCTGTTCCTACTTAGAAAGTCATCTGTTGGTTTATTGGCCATTGTTCATGCTCCTGCTCATCTTACCCAATCACCTCGGTGATTGGTACACCTGTGTCTTTCGGCAGCCTTCTCCCTGTTTGGCTCAACTGCTCGTCAGTGTCAAGTAGTTGAGTTTTAGACCATATAAGATCCTCGCCGAGAAAGATATGCTGTGTTAAATTACGGGAGGCTCCCCCAGTCGTGGCGGCAGAGGCAACAACTTGACGTTGTGAGTCTTGTTGTCTGTTGGTGGCTTGGTCTGCGCTTTGTTTTTGCGCTCTGGCTCGGACAGTTTCAGCCTCTTGTTTTTGGCTGTCTCGAACCATGTTCGCACCGACAGCGAGACCGCTGATGCCAACAGAAGCAGCGGTTCCTAGGAACGGTACCATGGCAGCAGCGCCGGCTGTGACATCGAGCCCAGCGCCAACAAAATCTCCCTTGGAAATCCGTTTGGTGGCTTCGACGAGACCAATACCGAGACCTATAAAAGGCAGCGCCTTGAGCCCCATTTTTGCTCCCGTTTTCAATCCCGTTTTCAACACTGTACCGGCACCCTTCTTGACAACCTGCTCGGTCGCCTCGGCAGCAACCTTAGAGGGAACCATTCCAGGTGCTCTTGGGAGAGCACTTGAGCCGGGCGGTAAAAGGACTCCGCTAGGGGTCCTGGTGATTCCGCCAGGCATAACTCTTGATGCCCCAGGCATTCTAGAAAACCCAGGGGCTGAGGTGGGTCTAGGTATAGCTGTAGGTGTTGGCACTCCAGGCGCTCGACGAAAATATTTATAAGCACCATAACCAGTAGCGGCAGCACCACCACCCATCAAACCCACGCCGAGCGGTGAGCCCCCCGCTCCTTGCGGGTGCAGGCCGCCACCACCGCCGGCATCTTGAAGAGGTATTCCGGCTCTTTCTGCTGAAGCTATATCATGAGCCCCTTTAAGGATAGCCATCTGAGTACCTGCTTTACCGAACTTCCCGATCATATCGGCAATTTCGTTTCTGCCACCAAAGAAGCTCCCCAAAGTGTCGGCTCCTACCTCTACCATGGTCATTCTGTTGAAATAACTCATCGTAGCGTTTAGGCTTGAGAAGGTGGTAACAAGCTGGTCTGCCATTTCGTTTACTCTGCCAAGTCCCATAGGCAAATCGAAATCGCCCATAGCGGTGAGTGCCTTTTCCTGTGTAGCCGCACCCATCTCAGAAACTTTGGTTTGTTTCTTAGCAGACTGTTCAAGGCTGTCAACTGCCGTCGTCGTAAGAGGTTCACCTTCAAAATACTGTCTTGCAGCCGCAACGTTGTCGCCAAGACCTAGAGCCTCTGCCATGAATTGCTTTTGTCGCCTGTCTCCAAGCCCCTCAAAGCTACCATATTGTGCCTGGAAGCTGTCAACTATTATTTGTTTTCTTTGTGCATCATCTGCTCTCAGCAACGCAGTCGAACTTAAACCTAGACCAAATTGTGCGTTAAGTTTACCAGCAGTTTCCAAAGCGCCCTCAAAAGTATCAAACTGATCGGACACATCATAGATCTGCTTCATGCTGAGTCCTGTTTTTCTTGCCTCTTTGGCCAAGTCGCCCATAACCCGTTCGGAGTCTGTTCCAAACTTAGCTATCATTGGACCGATCTCGGCAATATCACGCATCATTTGGGCTGGTCCGCCCTTGTATGAGATTTGACGACTAAGTTGAATTAGTCGTTCTGTTGATTTACGAGCAGCTTCTTGAGACATTGCTGTGCCTCTAGCAAAAACTTCTAACCCTTTGCCAGAATCCTCTGCTGCGACGCCTAAGTTTTCAAGGGCGAAAGTAAAACGAAGAGTTTCTTGCCTTTGCTTCTTTGTCGAGCTAGCAAGCAAACTAAAGCCCTGGTCAAGCCCTATCATTGCCTTGGACGTTCTTTCGAATGTCACTCCTAAATCTCTGTTCCTTTCAGATATTTCTTCAAGCTGACCACCAAGCTTTGTAAAAAGTCCAGTGGCTCTTCCGACATCTTTTGATAGGTCGTCGAGATTGATCCTTAGTTTGAGAATTTGACCAGCAAGCTGACCCATGCTTTGGGGTATTTGAACCCCTAAGGACTCTTGGACAGCGTCGAGCGCAACCTGAACTTCATCTACTCCTTTCTCAAGCCCACCCATGCCGATGTCTTTGGCGAGATCCGGCAGCTTCATGCCGACGCCGACACCAAGTCCGGTGCCAACTCCGCCTTTAGCGCCGGTCTTAAGATAGGGAGCTAATTGTTTAGCTAATGCTTTGATCTGTGATTTCGATAGTTTAGCCAGATCAATAATCGGTTTCACTGCCATTACACTAAACCTCCCCTTGTCACCTGTACAAGAAGACTGTTACTCTCCAAGAGTATTCGTGCTTTTATTAATTTCTTATTGGCCAATTTATGTTTGCCTCACGCTCAAATCTTTTTATGGCAACATCAAGTTTGGACTTTTGTTTGTAGGTCATGGGGTCATCTAAGCCGTACTTCTTAATGTAATCCATATACCTTTTCTCGTTTACAAGAGCGTCGGTAAATCTTTCAACCTCTATTCTGTTCCCACGAACTCTAACAGGGACTCTGCGCCCCTTAAACATTTTAGATAAAAGATACTCAATCCATGCCGCAAAAACATGGAGAATATTCTCATTTAAAGTATTTTTGACCTCTTCTAAGTCAAGAACCTCATTTTCAAAATCTATCTGTTTCATATAGGACACCCCAAGATATAATAAATAGTCTATAAAGATGTTTTATTTGTGCAGATTAGCGGGTTGACTGAGATCGAGCTTCCACTTCTCTTTTCTTTTCAGCGGCGATGCGCTGGATAAACCACTTTCGAATTAACACGGGCAGGTTATAAGCCTCTCTAAAGGACCAACTTCCATAGTGGATTAATTGGAATATTTCCTCGTAAACATATTCTTTGTTATCTTCACTCAGGCCAAAAAAAGCCGACACCAAGCGGAACCTCCATGTCCGCCTCGTGACCACATCTTGGGCACTCATATTCCTGCTCCAAATCAACATTTGGGGCAATATTTACATAAAGATTTCTTAAGAATTTTGAATCCCTAGCAGGCATCTGAGAAACAAAATTAGCAATGGCAAATGGAGAATCAATGCCGTTAACAGAGACAATAAAAGCTCTCAACTGATCTGTCAAAGTAGTAGTAGGCATGTTCTTTTTGCTCTTCTTGTTCGCTTGTTCTGTCAGGTTCTTGTCATCATGCCCGTTTAAGAGTCTTATCTCTACATTGACCTTGCTCGTCGGCAAATCAACTGAAACCGTATTCCGTGGAGTAAATTCACAGCCAAGTTCCTTAATCTGTTCTTCGTAGTCGTTTGTTCCGACCTTCTCTAGGTCAAACTCATAGTCGCTTTCTTTGCCACACTTTGGACAGGTAATTTCAACTTTATATTCTTCGCCGTACCCCGTGATTCTTGTCCCAATCATCAGAGCGTTCTTGTCACCAAGCAAAAGATCATCAATATGTATTGATTTATCAACAATGACGCTTTCCAAAACTCGATCAATGGCAATACCTTTGCGAATTAGCGGCTGAGAAGTTAGAAAATCCTCCTCTTTGGCGGTCATGTATTTAATCTCGATTGTTTCTTTGTTGTGTACCGGATGGCTCGGAGGATAAAATCTACCCTTACTAGGGAGGTCTACAAAGTATGTTGGATTAGTCCAGTTAAACCCATTGTCGCTTGCTGTGGGGGGTTGAGTTGGATACTCAGGATATCCCGTTGGGACTTCCTGTTCCAGAACTTCCTCCTCTGCTGGAGGGGAAACCCGTCCTTTATTTCTGCTCATAATGCAACCTTTCTATAACATCGTAAGACAAGTATATCACAAAAATTTAATTTGTTTTACCTTGCCTCATTTCCGCTTTTTACTAGTTCAGCCCAGTCGTAGGCCAACTCGACACTAATTTCATTCATCTCTTCGGCAGCATAATCTAATGCACCGCCAAAATCAATGCTAACGATCCATGGATTAGTCAAATTCCACTTCTCAATCTCTTTGCCGTCTGCATCTATTTGTACTATAGAAACGCCAGAGATGCCTTGCGGTCCTGTTGCATCAGCTTTATTTATTGTGCTACGAACACTAGGACTGGTTGGATAACTATACCCAGATCGCTTCAATTTTTGAAGAAACGTAAAAGCCAAATCTGGATCTACTGGATCTACGAGAGTCATGGTAATATTATCCCAGGTAACTCTGCCGGGGTACTTAAAAGTGTGGTTGAGAAATTGATGCTCAACCGTGCCGACAGTCACCCTAGGCTTGGCGGCAGTTTTAACGGTCCAAACCGGAATATTGCCGGCTTGAAGTATAAATCGAAAACGGCGTTTTGGATCAGTATTTACGTTCGACCAAAAAAGGCTCATAATTTAGTTTCTCCTCGAAAAAGAAATCCTATAGTTAAATAGTTCCTCGTAACTTTTTTAGTCCTCAAAAGCAGCGCCGCTGTTTGTGATAACAAAGTCAATTGCAAAGAACTCAGCAGAGCGGGTTGGCTTCACAATTAACTTAGAGTAAATGATGTTTCTGTCAACCAAGTCTGGAGTCGTTGTTGTCTCATCCAGAATCAAGCGGAAGTCATCAATACCGAACTGAGCTTTGACACTTTCCAAAACAGGTGTTGCCTGCTGCAAGAACCTATTCCAAGTATCTTGGTTGTTCTGTGCAAACAAGAGTCTCGATGCAATGAACGAAATCTCTCTTTTCAGGAAGACAAGAAGTCTTCTCACGTTGATTCTATCAAGCGCAGATGCTGTCTGTTGCAATGTCTTCTGCCCGAAGATCACAATCCCTTCAGCAGGGAACTTAGCGATTGGGTTAATCCCTGCTTCATACAGATTATCTCTGTCTTCCGAGCTAAGTCTCTTAGAGACATCCAACACAGGTAGTCCGGCGGCACCCTCCGACAGTCCACCTCTGGTGAATCCGGCTGGAGCGAACCATGGCGCTGCAACTCTATCATTGGACGACAAGGCTCCCAATGCGGCGATCGAAGGCGGTGCCCAGATAAGCCTATTAGAAATTGTATCTTGGATCTGGACCCAGGGGGCATATGCAGCGCCGTAGCTATTGTTAATATTTCTAGCCTTAAGGGCGTCTGTTGCCTGCTTGATCGTGAAGCCATTTCTATCTGCGCTGCTAGAAGTGTTTTCCGTATCCGCAGTATAGATTTTCTCTAGATCAATAATGGCCAACGCATCGCCACGCTCTTCTGTCTTCTCTAGAAGATAGTTGGTTGCGGCAGGTATTGTAACACCCGGCATTGCAACCACGTTATATTGAACTTGGTCTGCGTCGGAAATAATATTAACCGCTCTCTTAAGGGTGTGCAATTTGGAGCTATTTTCTTCTGTAACTCCAGCAGTCACAGCACTATTTCTGAAAGGATCACGTTCGGTAATATCAACACCGTCAAAGCCTCCAGCCAAGAGTGTTGTAAATCGATCCAATCCTTTATTAAGCGACCCGGTGTATCCACCAGATATCGCACTAACACTGACAGTCTTCTGTCTTGAGCCCGACATATGCACATAGCCTCCGCCCATGCCATCGGCTGCAAGCGAGAGCATCACATCGTCAAGCGTGAAGACCCAGCCAAGCTGTAAAGGATCCGTAGATGCCGAAATAGCCTGTCCCAGTCCCATGGTCGGGGTATTAAGGCTTGGCGAATTAGTAATATTAGCCTGGAAGCCTGGGGCAACATCCTTAGGTCCTGTCGGAGCAGGAGTGCCATGTAGCGCATTGCATCTTGAAGTCAAAGTATCAAGGACTGAAGGGTTAAATGTTTGGTCATCCTTCGTAATGCCTGTCCATGCGCCCCAATAAACATTTTTCATTGGTACCGCTGGGCGACCCCAGTTACTGTGGCGGCGCAAAGGTGTTGATGGGAACACAAACGAGGCTGTGATATTTCCGGCTGTTCCGTTCCCCACTGCTCCCGAGATAACAAGTAAGTTGTCCTCACAGTCAACTGTTGCATAACTACCAGAGTGATATCCGCCAAGTTCACCGAACAAGGTGTCGCTACCGCCATCAATCATGCTGGCTAAAGCGCCACGACTAGCACTAAGCTGCCCAGTAACGCCGTAGGAAGTCAGTCCGCCGGAGCCGCTGTTGATCTGTGCGGCACGATAGGTCAAAGGACCAATGACGCCAAATGGTAAGTATTCAGGATTTGAAGTACCTCTATCGACGTCCTCGTTCATCACAATTCGAATATATTTAGATTTGTTTGCGTAGGTTCCATACTCACGGTTTGTTCGTGAGGTAGTGTCGTAAGACATATACCTATCACCCACAGCCCTAGCGACATAGTTTGGAGATGATGGGTTAAGATTCAGCGAATCATATCGTTCAAGGACAATCTGGTTTAAATCAGTATCGTTGATTTTTCTGACCACCAAAGAAAAGCTACCATACAAATCATAATCACCTTCTGGGGCTTTTATGTTTTCGATCGATATTTTAACTTGTCGCTGAAGGCTTTGTCCGCCGGTTCGGGCTTCGACTCTGAACAATTTTTGTTGTTCATGTGCCTGAAAAGCGTTATTCGTACCAACGTTTAAATCTTGAGCAATGTACCAACCTGTGGAAGCTTTCTGGGAAGCATATTGGTGGTCGTTTTGGTCTTGACCAGTCGATACTTGGTTTCTCATTGGGAAAAGTGCGATATGGTACTTAGATCCCAAGATACCAGCACTCAAAACCCCCATGGAGCCAGAACCAACCTTAGAAAGCTGCCTCTCAAAAGACTCGCCAAGCCAATATCCCCCACCCTGGTTCGCATTTCTGGTCTGCTGAGTGGTGACGGTCGAGTTAACGACTGTCGGGTTGGTGTTGAGAACTTTACGGATAAAGTTTCTATCCGTTGGATCAAGTGACACATTTGCTACATGAGAAGTAACATCAGCTACACCGTTAGGGTCAAAAACTAAGTTAAAGTGGCCACTAGAGTCCGTTTCCATCAAAGTGCATGTACTTGCTGTTGTCGGAAGTGTAAGAGTGTGCGGAGTAGCGAGCGTGCCGCTAATTGTAAGTCTACCTTCGTTGCAGTAAAACATAGCTGCAACAGCGCCAGAAACACGAGTGTTGGCGTTGGCGGTGGCAACACTTAGAGATGAACTTGGCCAAGCAACAAGAGCAAATGCTCCACCTTCGGTTTCTGTTGTACTAAGCGTTCCGGCTTTCCAGCCTGCGTAGCCAGCGGCGTTAGCATCGGAGGATGCCTCACCAACGAGGCGAACATAGGTCAGTGGCGCATTGTTTCTCAGCCATGCTTGAGCGGCATATAGTCCGTATGTAGGAGCACTTTGTTGTCCAAACCTCCAGGCGTCTTCCGATGGCTTGCCGGCATTCGGCTCCCCAAAAGTTTCAACTAAATCAGAGAAAGAGTTGATTGTAACTGGGACCATAGCAGGTCCTTGAGGGGCGGTGCCGATAACCAAGGGTCCAATTGCGCCAGGTTCTTCTGGTAATTGGGAGTTATCAATTTCGTTTATAAAAACCCCTGGAGATATGAACTTAAACTTTCTTTCGTCAGCCATCAAAAAGGTCTCCTTGATGTAATTTCTAGTAAAATAGCAAACAAGATGGTTAATATACCGACTTCATTGCTCTTAATAAATAGTAGAGGAAAGATCGAAACTCCCTGTAAAGAAGTGATGTTCTATTTAAGGTCTGTATTTGTCTTTGCTGTCTTTTCTAAACTCGGGAATATCCCCTACGATAGACCTCTCTCGTTGTATTTTAATTTTTGCCGCTGATTCTCGGATCACGACATTTGGCGTCTTCTGGTTTTTACCAGCGCCGATTAGATACCCGAGCACCATTGTGGTCACGCTTGTCTCAAACCTTCTTTCTTCTAACCCTAGGTCAAAGTTATTATTTATAGAATAACCTGGCTCCATGAAAGCCTCGTATTTATTTCCTGCATTCTCAATTTTAAAAACACTAGGCGATCCAGTGAAAGTTGTTACTACTTCCATCATTTCGTTCATTTGTTGCTGATATTCTGAAAACAGCTTTAATTCGTAGGTCACCTCGACAAAAGTAGGCATTGGGATGGAGATGGATTCATAGACAACATTTTTATTTTCGCCAGGAAAGGTCTGCATATTAATATTATCACCCCCAGCACTTTTCCTGATCGAGTTAGCGTTCGCAAAATTCTTTGTCTTGTCCTGTTGAACTGTTCTGGCTACCTCTATTGATCCACCTCGTTTATAATAGTCAAAATAAGGCGGGACATGCACTCCATACCGACCTTTATTTTGTGGATTCTTAGTCATAGCTGTTCTTTTCAATGTAATAAGAGGAAAGTTTAAAGTCCTTCCGTTATCCATCCTTAAATTAGGGTCGCTCTTTATTTGGAAAGCCCTTTCGGGAGTTGAAAACAGGACGGGGACTTTTTCCGACCCCTTGTTTGTGTCGCAGTGTATATTCAAATTATCGTTAACAAAATTAAACATAGCATAGTCTATGCTTTCAATGTTTGAAACAGCTAAAGGATACGATGAAGATAACAACGTATTTGTCTTTGTATTAAGTGGCATCGAATAGTCCTCTTCTGGCTTGTCTTCCAACTGCTGTAACCTCTAGCGACGTTCCGTCAGCGAAATCGCTGTCTTGCCCGAATAGATACCTTGGCTCAAAAACATCTACTATCTCAAAATACATTTGGTCGTATTGTACAAAATCACCCAAGCGAACAAAAAGGTTTTGATCCGCTGTTAACCTTCTTTTGTGGAAATGCACACTAATATTATAAACATTGTCAAATCCTATCTCTGTTTGGGTTCGTGTAGACCCATTATACTCAACCAAGGCATAGGCTCTTATTGGGGGTAAGAATGTTTTATTAATTGCTTCACCATAAAGAGTGTGATACTTAGATCTTTCAACATCAATGGGGAAATATAACAACTGCTGCCCGACAACTTTTTCAATGACCTCGTCATTTATTTGTTTTACAAAGTTTCTCTCCGCCTGTCCGACAAAAAGTGGTGGCGGTGGCTGCTCGGGTTGTGTCCATTTATTGGTGGCCATTTATTTATCCCACATATATGCCATAAGGAATTGATGCCATCACGGTTTCTACATTTTTCTGGAGGTCGGCGTCGCCTTCAGCTAGTTTACCATAGACCAATTCATCTAGAACAGATTTTAACTCTTCTCTCAATTCTGTCTGTTCAGCCTTTGCTTCGCTTATTAAAGCTGGACCGTTTAAAGTTATGTCATTTCCAGGTATTGGAATTGTCCCTATCTTAGATCTTACTTGCCCCAGTATTTCTTTAGATAATGAGAGCGCATATCTTCGTATCCATTGTTTTCCAATACTATTAATATTCTCATAAGGAACATTTGGAAACGGAAGCGTATTAAGGTTATTAACCCCACTTGCTCCATATTGTCGGTCTGCCTGTTCGTCGTAGGCGTCCTCGGATGTTCTAAACTCAACCCAGAATTTTTCTGGATTTGTTCCATTAGGGGTTGGGTACAGTTTTAATCGGTTATCATTTATCTCATACGAATAGTGAGATGCTCGAACCCGCAAATCTTCTTCATAGTTCATAGCCTGAAGGGTGTTTTGCCAACTTGGTACGAGTTCGAACGTGCTGTCGTCAGCATATGCTCCATAAGTTGATAAGTTTCCAACGGTCCCAATTGCATTGCCGCCGAAAAATCTCCACGATGCAGCGGGCGTTTTGAAATAAACCCTAGTAATACTTATTCTGCTTGTCCCAACTGATCCTGTAAAAGCAGAACCGGCGGCGCTGTTGTCTACAGATGCACTGTATATAAGTGCCTGAAGATCATATTCTTGTTGATCTTTTATTGGGGTTATAGATGCTGAGAATATTCTTTGCGACGAACCCAGACCCGCATGGACGGAGCCTCCCTTTCCGATATGCATCGCATACCCTAGTTGAAACCTTGGAAATTTTAAATTCGGCTTTGCTCCGGTTCCTTTGCTAAAGTCAGAAAATTCTCCGTCTTGATCAAAAGCGCCCGTAGTATTCCCCATCAAATCGGACAGTACATTTTTGGCCTGATGCGTGTTTATAAGATATGAATATTCCAAACAAGCTTCTTCATAAGAATTATAAACATTTCTAGTTGATATTTCTAAATCTAGAACGTTGCCACCTAATTTATTGTAAGTGTAGGCAACCTGATCAACAGCGCCACTGACAAAGGAAGCCGTAGTATTATAAATGCCGTAAGCTAAAAGATCAGTAACTTCAGAATGGGTTCCTGTAGACGGTAGAATGACTGCGCTTACTGTGCTTGTAGGCTGTAAATTTGTTGGCATAAGAAATTACCTCATTGGGTTACGTTACTAAATAGTTTTTGGTTTCGGAAACAATAAAAGAAAACCCCGCCACAAGGACGGGGTTCCCTCAATTGTATTCAATCTCTTGTGAAATACTACTCAGTTTGAGCGTTCACGAGATCGACACAGACAACCAGACCATACAAGTCAGGACGCACCATCTTCTTGGCATAGCGAGTCATGACACCCTTGCGGGGCACGAAATCTTCTGTACCAAAGATTGTCGGGGTAACTTGCAATGGAACATATGGCGCATACACATAGCCGCTTTCAAGGAAGCTGCTGCCCTTGCGTCCAACCAAAACCACGTTTCGAAGGAAGTAAGGATCAACGAAGATATCCATCTTACGACTAATCGAGCCAACCTGCTTCACGCCCCAGTTTCCACCGTCTTCGTCAACCGTTGCCGCAGCACGGAATCCAGCAGTGAATTCAAGGATGTTAGCCATTTCTGGCGAGGTGACAAGGAAGTTAGCACCACCACGAAGTGTCTTGCGGTGAATACGAGCACTTACTTCATTGACTGTCTCAAGAAGGGTTTCGTACCACTCACTGACCGTTCCGGTGAAATCTGGATAGAGCGAGCTTCCAAGAATGCTTCCATCTTCACGGTTGACGAACTTACCAGGCAGGCGGCTCCAATAAAGAGTTCCACCAGTAGCACCGTTTACGAGGTCAGAAAGAATCTCTTGATCAATTTCAAGAGCGATCTGCTCGGAAAGGACGCTAGTAAGCTCCACTTCGGCGTCAAGGTTGTGATAAGCGTTGAGATCCTGAGCAAGCTCCGGGCTCCACTTAGCTTTCAGCTTCTTCGTGACTGCTGTCACGGCGACGCTGTCTACCTTGATGTCGATTTCTGGAATGTTTTGGTTATTTTCCAATCCCCAACCAGCAACTGTGGTCGAGCCTTTGATAGCACCAAAGGGATCGCCAGCGGTCACGAAGCTGTCTTTGACCGGGTAGTGAATTGTACCCTGCTGTCCCTTGAAGCACAGCGAGTTCGACAATTGGATTGCCGTTCTGGAACCCAGACGGGAAATACCAACAACAAGAATGGTGTCTTTGCTTGAACCAGAGAACTGGTTAAGGCGAGTGGCATGATATCCACCAGCCTCAAGCTCGCCACCACCGTCACTACCTGAAATCACAAAGGCTTGCAGGTCGTCAAAGTTTGCACCCGAACTGGTAAGAATGCACTTACCAATAGCCCAGGGCGATGTTCCCGAGACAAGATCAGGATCTGCCCTAAGGATGTCATAGTAAGCTCCACCTGGCTTCGAACTAGCGTCGCCAAATGTACCAGAAGACTGGACCCCTGTGGTCAGTCCATTCAGGGGCAACGAGGACGCTACCGATCCAGTTGGACTGGCGTAGCCGTTATTCAAGCTGTAAAAACCTCTTTGCTGATTAATATCGGCAAGGTCAAGACCACCAGTCAACTGGCGACCAACAACACCGCCACCATAAATCGAGGTGTCAGCTTGAGCGTTTAATCTATGAAGGGTATCGTTACCGGAACGAGCACCTTCATGATTGTCAGGACTATAAACGAAGTCCATGAAAAAGATGAGTCCACTCGGGAGGCTCATCGGTTGGACCGAAACAAGGTCCTGTGCCAAAAGATTGCCGAATACACGGCGCACAATTGGAAATGCAACTGAGGCGAATCCTTCAACGTCGCCGGCTTGCATGGTGGTTGTCTCTTTGAGAAGTTGAGCAGCTTGGTTCTCTAGAAGACGGGCCATGTTGTTACGCTTAACATCATCGAGCCCCTCTAGAAGACCTGTACGCTCCCACTTTCCAAGAAGAGCTTCACCTTCGTTAGCCAACGAACGTTGTCTGATTCCCTCTGTAAGGGTATCTAATACAGACATTTTATTTTCTCCTTAATTGTCTTTTAATCCCGCCAAGATCGCCCATCGATCAGTGGTCGGGTTTTGTTGTGAAACGTGTTCATCTCTGCGGTTGCTGAGAATAACTGAAGATCCTTTTGCTACGGCTTCAGACAACGATTTTGGGGTTTTACTCTTGGAAATTCCCGCCATTGTCTTTTGAAGAGTTTCAAAAATTACTTTTGCTTCATCAACTGATCGTGCGTTTGAAATCATCTCGACAATTTTATTTTTTTGCCGCTCATTCAAAGAGGTGTTTTCGTGAACACGATTTGTGTATAGTAATCTTGCGTTTTGCGCATGTAACTCTTCTAGTTTCCCCTTCAGGGTTCCCAGGAGAGTTTTTAAGTCTTTGTTTTCTTTTTGAAGATTCTCATTCTTCTCTTTTTCGTTCCGAAGTTCCTCAGCATCTTCTTTATCCATGCCCTCTACGGGAGCTAAGGCAACATCGTCGTCTTGCACTATTGCTTCTTCGTCTGCTTCAATCTCGTCTTCCGAGGCTTCTTCCATGGACTGCTTAACGGCCAGTTCTGGAACGTCAATTACCAATAATTCTTTAAAAAGATCAAGAAGTTCGCCCTCGTCCATTGAAAGCTCTTCGTCGGTTCTGTTAGCTGGTGCTTCTGTTTCGAGATCCAGATCAATCCCAACTTCATCGGCTATCTCACCTCGACTAAGCTCAAACTCCTCGTCCTCGTCCTCAGACTGCGCAGCAGCAATGATGTCGTCAAGGTCAACCTCAACAATTTCTTCAGCGCCGTCAGAAACATGTGCCATTGGGACCTGTTCCATAGCAGTGCTATCTACCTGTTCCTCTTCGTCTTCCAACCCTAAGCCTAGGTCGAGTTCTTCTTCTTGTTCCAAAAGTTTTGATACCGCTTGTCTTACTTCGTCAGAATATTTTTCAACAATCTCCGATTCAGCGTTTCTCATAGCTGCTTCCCTGAGAGATTGAGCATCTATAATAGCTTGTTCTAACATATTAGACATAAATGTACCCCTTAAAGATGGTATTAATCAAAGTAAATAGTATATTGACATACTAAAGGAAAGGATTATTTATGTGCGACCCGAGATGCCGGACCCGGTCAGGTTAAACATGTTCTCTGCGGGGATGCCTGTGAGTTCTGCATATAATTCATATTTACCGTTATTGCCGGTGGGATTAGAAATATAAATTTCTGTGCATTTCACGTTTAAAGTAATCTCATCTTTTGTTGTCATTAGCGTCCAGTAATTAGAAGTCGCATTAACGGAGGTGGAGGCTGTTGTGGCAAAATGCACCCTCAAATCAATATCCGCCATATTCTTGACAACAATTTTTTTTGTGACAGTCGGAAAAACAATCTTATCTTCAACCCCGTTATCTATATCTAAATTACCAGTCAAGAAGGGCTTGCCCGCTACTTGATAAGCCGAGGCGTTGCCTAAGCCCGATGCCCGAGCATAGTTTGGATAATATGAATTATCTGGTGATGTGTTGCCCATCTTCTTCTCCTTTTAGAACAGAAATTCTTCGTAGTAAATAGTATATTGACGCACTAAAGTATGCATTTATGTGCCAGTGTGTCCAGAGATGCCCGAGCCCGTCAGTGCAAACATGTTCTCTGCCGGAATTCCGGTGAGTTCTGCGAACAATTCATACTTGCCATTATTGGCTGTTGCATTGGAAATATAGATTTCTGTAAACTTACCTTCTAGTTCAACCTGATCCTTGGTTGTGGCCAGATCCTTGTAGCTATAAGTTGAAACAAGAGAACATGAAGCAGTAGAATGGAAGTGGACTTTTATGTCAACATCAGCCATGTTCTTAACAATGACACGTTTTGCAACTGTTGGAAAAACAATCTTATCCTCAACCCCGTTATCTAAATCTAAATTACCAGTTAGAAAAGGTCGCCCAGATACTTGATAGGAAGAAGCATTACCAATGCCGGCTCCCCTTGGGTAGCCCAACGAAGATGACTGATACGGCGATGTGTTGCCCATCTATTTTCTCCTTTTAGAACGGAAGTTCTTCGTAGTAAATAGTTCTTGTCTTTGTTTGTTTATTTTTTCAACTAATCTTTTTTTATTTCTTTTGCGCTCGGCTCGGATGACAGTTGGTTTTGTGAAGTGTCTTCTCTCACGGAACTCTTCCACAATACCCTCTCTTTTAACTTTCTTGATAAATCTTCTTACCATTTTATCAGCGTTGCCGCCGCACTCCCTATCAGTAACCTCGACACAGCCACTAATTTTATTATCATATTGTTTTATTCTGTTCCTCATTGATTTCAGCCTTTCGCCAAGTGCGCCCAGGAAGACATCCCAGGAATATTAGTTAAATCGACACCCGAGTCGCCAGGGGCGATGCCCGCCAAAGCACCCCTGCCATCTCCAGCGGGCACTGGATTTGTGCCCTCGAATAATTCTGGGTTTGCAAACTTTTGTTTGGCCTTCTCGTAGGGGTTAGTAGCTCTTGCCACTGAATCTAAGACTTGTCTCTTCACGGCTTCGCTACCGGGTGTTTTTTGGGGTAGTTTGGCTTCTTGCACCACTGTAGTACCACGAAGTCCGCTCGCCACTTCTGTTATAATCCCAGAAAGAACACCCTCCTCAAAGATGACCTCCTTCACGCATTCTTTAATTATATTTTTTAGTTCCGATTTTTTCATTGTTTTCTTTCTAGTGCTCCTTATGCACCTATTATATAGTATATGTAGACGTCGGCTACACCTGCGGTCAACGCACCTTCGCCCACATTGAGTTTTACTTCGCCGGCTGCCGTTAGCTTGAAGGCAGCCAAGGTACTAGTCAGATCTGTCAGACCCGCCACATACGGTGCGGCGTCGGCTCCAGCGTCAAGTACCGTCGTCGCTCCGACCAAGGCAGCTAATGAAGTGCTCCCGTCGTAAAGACCCAGTGTGATTTCCGACATGGGAATCCCCCCCACAAATGTAGTGGTGGTGTCTATAACAACCTTTGTCACAATGCTGTTGTCGGGTATTGTTACCCCCAGACTATTAAGACCAACCCCCCAGTCGTTGCTGTCAATGGTGGCCTTGGCTACTCGCTGAACGACTGCCCAAGCTCCGTCACTTGCTTCTGAGGTTGTGGAGGCGTCCAGAAGGTTTAATTCAGCAGGAGTGCTGGAGATTGCCGTGCCACCAACGGTGATGGAGCCGGAAACTTTTACGTCTTCGGCTATTACGTTCCCGAGGAATGTAGCTCCGGCAGACGATGACAGGGTGCCGGAAAGTTGTAGAGATGTTCCATCTTCATTCAGCATCAAATTGCCAAGAGTAGCCCCGTGTGAAGAAGATATTATTCCGACAACACTGAGCGTTGCGGCAGGGGATGATGTTCCGATTCCAACTCTATCAGTCCCACCTTCTACAAAGAGCAAATGTGTGTCATTATTACCTTCTACCCTAAAGTCTATATCAATCCCAGTCTCATTGAAAGTTATTTCGTTATTAGCACCAGCGGTCAGGTCAATAAAATTAACGTCGCCGGCTTGGAAGTTTATGTCGTCATCAGTAAACTTAATAAATGTGTCAGCGTCTCCGTTGTGAAAGATGTATTGGTTTACTCCAATGTCTCCCTCTACGTCTAGTTCGTAAGTGGGGGTGGATGTTCCGATGCCCACCCTAGCGTTTCCAGCATCGGTATAAAATAGTGTGCCGCTTGCCGAGTTCTTTATATTTACATCAAGATCATGTCCACCATTATTTATATAAATCAGACCGGCGGCAGGATCTCCCCTCACAATTGACCGACCCATTGCCTTGAGGATTACTACGTCGTCGGTAAACTTAAGGAACGTATTGGCATCACCGTTGTGATAGATATATTCATTAATCCCAACGTTGCCGGCAACACCTAATTTATAAGCAGGAGAGTCAGTGTTGATACCAACACGACCGTTTTCCAGGAAAAATACGTTGTCGTTTAGGTGAAGAGTGCCCGTAACTTGATGTAGGTCGCCACTGCTATTCCCTAGTTTTGTGTCGCCGTCGGCTTCAAGCCGAATTGCAAACCCTTGTCCACCACTGCCGCTTGACGCAAAACCAGCACTCATTTAATCAATCCCCTAAAACGTCGTTCAGGGCACGATTGATGCGGTCTGCCTTTGTGAGATGAGTTTTGACTTGACCCTCTGCGACAAGATAAGCGCCTGTAGTGCTTGGCTCTGAGACCAAATCAAAACAAAGAAGCTGGAAGTCATCCTCGACCATGGTAATCCCGCCCTCTTGCCGAGTAGATCCGAGGCCTCTGCTAGAAATTCCGAGTTGGACACCGCCCTGCACAAGTTGCTTGGCGATTTGTCCGGCTGGAGTTTCTAAGATTTTCATTTTGCCCATGACATCATCACCCTGCCACCATACCTCTGTGATGAGATGGCTGGCATTTTTCAACTCCACTACCGAAGTGTCCGGGTGGTCAAGCTCCCCGATGGCTCTACCTTCTTTAACGAGCTTTTGGTAGTTCTTCATCTCCCTCTCAAGTATCGGCTTGGGGTAAATCCTACCGTTGCCGTTCTTTGTGCCAGCGGCTTGGATTTTGCCTGCGACGATGAGGTGGTTCCCGTTGCGATTACCTTCCCGCTCCTCTTCGGTGAGCAGGTCATCGCTGTAATCTAAGTTCATAAACTCTTGTAAGACGTATTTCTTATTCATTTTTTTCTCCTTTGAGTGCGGGCGCTACCCGCACGGTACAACTACCCCTGCAACAGTTGGTTACTGGTCTTAGCATCCACTTTCGTGTCCACGCCCCTATTAGTTCGACATTCATATTGAAATCCTCCGTCCGATATGAGCATACACAACGCATAAGAGGTTCCAGAAGATAACCAACCTAATAAAAGTCCGTTAACTAGTGAAACTTCAAATGTAAATAGTTCTGTAAATGGGTTTAAGAACAGAAGAAGAACCCCGACCCAAAAGCCAATGCACATAGGGCAGTGAAAAAAATGATGAACAGGCCTAAAGGCATCTAACAGCGACGAATACACCAAAACCTGGGTAAGCCCATAACAACAAAGGACAAAAGCTAATATACTCACTTTATCTCAATCTTTAATATTGATAACCATACCCGTAATATGAGTAAGTTGGGGATGCCGATCCCTGGGCTGTCTCCTCATAAGGAGGAACCTCTCCAGACTCTGTCGATTCTGCATCCGAAGGATCAACAAACCTATCTTCTATATTGTCATCGTAGGTATCGTAAATTAGTTCGTCGTCTCTGGTTTCTTTGATGTATTTTTCGACTTGATAGAGCACCGCTTGCAACGAGTCAACATCTGTTTCTTGCGGGTAATTAACTTCTAGCATTCCAAAAGAGGGTCCGCCCGTGGGACCAAAACCCTCTGTTACTCCGCCCTTAAAGAGAGAGTACATAAAGTCTTTTTGAATTGCGAAAGTGTCTATTTCCGCATATGGCTTAGGAATGGTGACAACTTTATTTTCTTTTGGTACAACAACTATATCCATATGCTTGTGGTCATTGATCAGCAAATTGCCGTTCAAGGTCTTGCTAATCTTCAAAGAAACAGTGGCCTGTGTTGGCTTCTTCTCTGGCTGATCAGAGCCCCCTAGTTTAATCTTAATCGGCATTGTTCTTATACTCTTCTATTAGTTTTTGTAGTTTTAAGACTTTAGTTAATTCTTTCTTCCCGATCGAGGATACATCTATACTTTCTACTAGAGTCAAGGCTGCTTCGGTGTTTTTAACCATTTCGCTGTCATCCCTAACCTCTTCAAGACTAAAAGAGTTTTGAATTTCTTCCCTAATCTTAGATAATTGTTCGCCGAGGTAAATCTTAAAGTCAACACCGTTATCTAAAAATGATATAACATATTGCTGAAGTAGTTCTCTCTGTGATTCTAGGAGAGTGTCATACTTATCGTTAAAGTTTTTAGTAAACGTCTTGACAACAAGCGTGTCAACGTGTTTCATGGGTTTTTCTTGATTATCTTCGCACACTAATCTCTCTAGGACTTCTGACTCTAGGAGAACCCTGTTTTTCACAGGTATTTTATCTCCAAAAATTTGTGATAGTGTTGCGTATGTTTTATAGTTAGGAACAAAATTATTATAGGTATCTGTGCCCAAGTCATGATTTATCTTTTTTATAACAGCAGACTGTTCCGCAAAAATCTCATCCTTATCTAATTTCTTATACTTAGATTTTGCTTCAAAGATCAGCTTTTCAGCAGTATACTTATCAAGTCCAGATTTTTCCTGTAGTGCTTTATAGCAATCCAGTTCTCGCACCAAAACGGACCCTCGATTAAAAGACTCCTTGAAAATTGTTTTTATTTTTGTGGACCTATCAGAATCTCTCGAAACAAAAGCCTTCGTCAACTCCCTAACAAGGGTTTCAAACAAAAAAGCGGTGTTTCTCTTCTTGTTATGTTTCCTTTTCATTTTTTTGCTCCAACTGCTCTATTAATTTTTTGACCTCTACCTGAGTATTTTTCAGGAGTTGCTCTTCTCTGTCAAGCCCTTCCCCTACAATCCCTCTTGATAGAGGAGACATCTCGCCAGACCACCCTTTAAATAGGTTTCTCTCGGAGGATGAGGCAATATTGTTTCCGGCGGAAGATAAATAACTCCTCTTTCGTGCCCCCTGTTTCCACTTTGGTGATGTTACCGGTTTATACCAATCATCTCTTTGTCCGGGCTCTTCCGGTTCTGCTAGAAGGGGTCCTTCCTCGCCTTCCTCTTCATCGCCAAGAAGATCTTCGTCGCCGCCCTCGCCTCCGAGAAGGTCGTCGAGACCTTCGCCACCTTCGCCACCCTCGCCTTCAGCGGAAAGTGCCTCGCCTTCTGCCTCTACCAGAGCAGTGAGTTTAGCATCGGAAAACTGCTCGATTTGTATTCTCTGAATTTCTTCCTCTGATAACTTAAAGATACTCTTATAAACCCATCGTTTTGAAAAGTATCCATCGGTTGCGCTGCCAGCAATATCAAACTTTGTTCTCAGGTGCTCTAGTTCTTGCAACTCGGCGATCTTAGATGGGTTATTCAAAGACAGTTTAAAGGATAAAAGGTCCTTATCCCTAAATCCTAAGGAAAATAGGTGTATGATACAAAGTTTTTCTACTTCAGCGATAACTACCCGCTGCAACCTTTGAATAGTTCTTGCGAACCTTATATCCTTTTGCGCTAAGGTAGTTTTATCTTCCATAGCCTCAGACTGAGCCAAGTAAGCCTTTGGAACCTTTAGGGCTGAAAATAATTTATCCCTTAAGTACTGAACATCGTCTATGTCGCCAGTAAACTGTCCGCCAGCAATCGTTTCGATTCTGGTGTTGTTGTTGCCGCCTCGGATTGGGATGTAATAATCCTCGTCGATGCTCATAGCATTATACCGCAAGTCCACTCTTCCAGAATCTTCATCGACAATTTGATTTCTCTTCATTTGCGTCTTCACACGTTCTATGTACTGCTCCACATCTTCCGCAGCAATATTTCCGACGTCTATATAGAATACTCTTCTCTCAGGGGAGCGAACAATTCGATAGGCCATCATGGCGTCTTCAAGTAATTCTAGTTGACGCCAAATTCTTCTCGAAGGCTCCAATACAGAAGTCCCGTATGGGACATATTTATCATTACCGAGTACTCTGAAGTGAGAAACTTGCCAATTCTCAAAAGTAACGCCTCGACCTTTGTCAGAGTTTTCCCAGAAATACTGGATGTAGTTTGGGTTTGTTGGGTCGGTGCCCTCGATTCTCTCCACCTCTCTCACTGGCAATGGCATAACATTGGTTATTCCCATAGTATCGTCCAGATCAATATAAAGATAATAATCCCCATACTTGCACATACTTCTGGACCAGCCAAACAAATTTGACTCAATATTAAGAACACCATACAACAATGTTCTAATGATTTCTTTTATTTCATGATTGTGGCATTCAATATTCACTAGGTCAGACAGGGCATTCGAAGTCGTTATCTCATCTGCGTACACATCAAGTGCAGAGGCTATCTCTGGCATGTATTCCATTTGCTCAAAGTCTGTATATCGAACCTGCTTATTCCTAGCACCTAAAACTTTGCTACTATAATCTGTAAAGGGGTTATAGTACTCTTTTTTCTTAAACTCCTTGCCAGTACTGCTAGTGAAAGTATACTTTTTTATATCTCTCCTAGACATAGAAGGCGATGGTCTATCATAATTTACGATTGGACCGCTAAACAGTCTGGTTAGCCTCTTGAAGAGTGGAGCCCCTGCGTTCCTGGGGTTATTTCCGCTGTCTGAATTATTGTTATCGCTCATTTTTTATCCTTTTATTATCCAGCCCAAGTCATGCATTCTGCCATCGGTCCCTCTAAAGCTGTTCCTATGTGTGTGCCCTGTTTGTCCATGGATTTTTGTATTAAACGTTGTATTTGATACCGAAATCCCCGATAATAGAGCTTTTTTATATTCAACATCCCTTTTGTTTGTCACCAAAGCAGTATCCCTCACCCAGCACCCTATACAAGCAGCGATAACCAAATCATCATTATAGCTTCTCATGGCTTGTGGTCGCCCATTGTGCCATACAAAAGTTTTAATTTCGTTAGCTAACCTCATAGAGTTAATAGTAATTAGTTTATTTCGAACGAATTCTTCAAACTTAGCTATAACTAATGGCCTTGTTTTCATTGACATAGTAAAGCCGGGCACTGCTCCTACCGCCTCGGCGGTTAATTCATCTACATACTCGTGTGTTGATTTTACACTATAATAGAGATTCTTATACTCCAAATCTTTGAGCCTACTTAATACCCCTATTCCTAGTGAATTATTCTCGGTTACAAGCAGCGCATTATTATATTCACTTGCTATCGAAAACAAGAGAGGTGCAAACATGTCAGGAGTTATCTTGCCCTGATACTCAGCAACTTGGCACATGCTCTGTACGTCAAAAACCTGTGCAACACTAAAATCTGATCCATCTCCCCTGGCGACATCTGCTACTAAAAGATAATCCCTCTCTTCGCCTGGTTCTTCCCAGATCCAATAATTTCTATCGAAGCCAGTCCTTCTTTTTGGTTCGCTTAGACCCTCTAGAATAACATTTAAATCATCGCCGTGGACTACCGTTTCACCAGAAGCATTGAAATTGCACTCTAATTCTTGAGCTATCTCTCTGCGGGACATGTTTCTTGTTTCTTTTTCAAACCACGCTTGGTCACGATCCGGGTGGACGATCCACGGTAATTTTATGGTGTGGAAATCATTTTTTCCCTCTTCTGCTTCGGTATATGTTTTGTGAAACCAATTCCCAACTCCATTAGGGGTGGATAAAGCAACACAACGACCACCGGTCGAGAGTGTCGGATATAGCCCAGCCCACAACTCTTCCATGCCCTCTACAAATGCGGCTTCGTCAACAACCAAAAGAGATAATGCCTCTGAACGACCGGCATCCCCGGAGGTTGATGAGGCTTTTACCTGTGACCCATTGGCCAGTTCAAAAGAAGTTCGATTGTCAACTGATATGTTTGCTATTTTAAGCCATTCTGGAAGGTGTCGATGGATGGCCTTAATCTTTTTAACTAAGTTCGTGGCTGTGCCAAGTTTTGTTGCAACAACTAAAACATTCTTATCCCTGTGGAAAAGCATCATCCAACAAACATAGGCAGCAACCGTAGTAGATATACCCAACTGCCGTGCTTTCAAGATTACATTGAACCTGTTTTTCTTAAAGTCTTCAAGGGCTTCCTTTTGGAAGTCATACAAATCAAACTCGATGAGCCCCTTCATGGGGTGTGAAATTTTTGCATAAGTATTGCAAAAATAAGCCGGCTCTTTTCCGCAGCGGACGATTTCCGCCATCACCTCTCGTTTAGAGAGCGACATTTATGCCTCGGGCGTATCTGGGTTTTTAGTGGACTTGTCGTTTGATGGTCTCTTCTCTGAGGATTTGTCCAAAAAGTCTTTGAACCTTTTTTCAAACGGCTTATCTTGGTCTCTCTCGGATGTCCTTCTGACTGGTTCCGTTTCTTCCATTCCACCTATTTTATATTGCTTCGAGGCTTGTACCCAGGACCTCACTCTTGATGTTGATTGAACTATTATATCAGCATCTGCCACTTCACTCAGAGTTACGGAGCTTTTTGTGATCTTTTTGTATTCTTTTTTCAGAAACTTTACAATATCTCCAAATTTTCGTTCAATCTCGTTCTCAAACTGGTTTCTTGGGTGGACTTCCTTCATGAGAACTTCCCCCTGATAGTTGACAATAAGCTTATCGGCTGAAAAACGAACCTTAAACCCGTCTATGACACGGCTATCCAATACTGGGTGTCCTTTTTCCCGGTCAAGACCGATCTTGTGTGGTTCACCATTCTCGTCGAGTGACCCATCATATGCATTAGCAGCCGCTTGGCTCAAACCTCTAACTATCTCTAGCACTGTTGCCATTTTTTCTTCTCCTATAAGCGTAATCTAAACGTTCGGAGTCTGGTCTCCAACCATCTAGCCAACGTTGCTCTTCGTGAACCACAAAATCATGATAGCACTCATAACAACATTTAAACCTATTCATATATAGGTCGTCTTGTCCTGAAAATGAATATGTTTTGCAGACCGGGCAGATTCTTTCTCTCTTTTGCCCAATCGACCTTCGCTTTATCTTAACTCCGTTGATTATAATTTCTTCATCGCTGTTTTTTTTGTTTGTTTTTTTCTTTCCCCTGGTGGACAATTCTCTTATGTAATCCTTCTCTTTTTCAGGGTCCCAGTTTGATCTAAAATCTTGTACAGTTTCTTTCCCGTACTTTTCCGCAATAGACTTTTCTACCGCAGCAACATAATTTATATCTTTCTTGCTCACTTTTGATACACAGCATGAACAATGCCAACGGACAGGCCTGTCCCTACTATCAACCCTGTGACAACGCCAACGATGCCCCTGTTTCTATCAAACCATGAGTTATTCTTTTTGAGTTTCTCTTCTAGTTGTCTAATGTAATCTTTGTGAGAGTCCTGAATGTGTTTGCAAACCCTCTGGTCAATTTTGCATTCGGCGATTTTAGCATTCGTATCGATTTTTTTCTGGAGTATTTCCCGGAAATCCTCTTCACTCAAAAGGATCCCAACATAATTACTGCCGTTTTGCTCAACCACTGCTGGACGAGGTTCAAATTTAGTAACCTCTGTCGCAGCAGCACTGAACGAAGACAGCAGTATAAGTGCAACTATATTCTTCATGTTACTTCAGAAACTTTTTAAGTCCCTCGATCCGCTTGGATGGTCGCTTAAGCCCGCTTACCAAGGTATAAGTTACAAGTTTGTCTCGCTTATCATCCTCGTAAATTCCACGATGAATAATGGCACCGCCTGTTATAGCAGCCAGAGTATCGAAGCCGAACTCGATGTTATCCATCAAGCCAGCGGTCTCTTCAAAAATCACTTCTCCCCCAACAACAATACAGGCTGCGCCGGTTGCAGTAGTCAAGTCAAAACCCTCAGCTAGAAGCGTCTTTTCAAGGTTCTTTTTGAGGGCGCTAGAGACAGCGGTCTCGTTCTCAAGGTTTTTAACAGTCGTCACGCCCATAATCATGCACCCAGGCTGGCGCATAATACTATCGTAATCAGTAGCGTCAAAAGTTGTGTACTCTGAATCTTTGTTTGCGAGAACGTTAAAGACGTGGAACAATCCAGCGACTGTGTTGTTGATGGTTGTCCAGAACTTCTTCACCGTGAGCTTGGGGTAAAGCTTTTTAATCTTTTCGTTGTCCACCATAATCAGGGGGGCAATCTTTCCTTTTTCTGCTAGCCCGCAAAGTTGGGTGATGCGAGCGTGAGCGTTCTTGGCTACCGTAGGAGAGGCTGACTCACCAGCAGTTGGTAGCGAGGCCACGACGCCAACACGCTTATCAACATCCTCAACACCAATATAGGTGAAGTACTTCTTAGCAACCTTGATGAGAGTATTGACTGTGCCGCCGCCAGAACCACCAGAAACACCTAGGCAAATCAAGATACGATCAACGTTGCTTCCAAAAACCTCTCGGAAAAGGTTGAACACTTCTTGTTCTTTCTTCTCAATAGCTGCTTGAGCTTTGGCCTGGTCTTTGCCTGCGCCCTGGTCCCCATGTTCATCCACAAGAAACTTTTGATTGTCTGGTAGGTCCAGACCGTTTAAGTCTGAACGGGCTGTATTTACAGCGACCGTTTTAGTGTAACCCATATCGTAAAACGCTTTTGCCATACGTCCGCCGCCTTGTCCGGCACCGACGATAGCATAAGTTAGAGCGCCGCCGGACTTATCCTCAACAGCCTCCTCCTCTTCGTTTAGGTCAGGATCGTAATCCTCAATGTCTAGTGTAGGAATGTCTACCATTTTTCTAATCTCCTCAAATGTCTAATTCCTCGTGAAGTCTAATCAAAGCCTTTAGTCGCTCTTCTCGGTCACTTATTCTTTTAGTGTCCCTTAGGCGGCTCTCAAAGACCGTTTTGATTGCTCCAATTTTATCTTTTTCAAGTCTACCACGCAACTCACTTTCCTTTAAGGCTGCGGTTGCTTCTGTTCTTATTGCTTCCAAATACTCTAGCTTATTATCCGCTGGTTTTAATAGCCGGTAAAAATAGATCAATAGGCTCGCCAAAACGACGACACCTAATACAAGCTTCCACCATCCTGACTTTACCTTATACCAAAACCACTTCATCAGCCGTGTTTCCACTTAGCAGCAATATCCGCCGCACCTTGCAATCCGATATATGCGAGAGATACAGCAACCCAGTCGCTGCTCGTTAAAGATCCAGCCGCCAAGAAAGCGGTGGATGTTCCCCATACTATTAGTTTTCGTGAAGCCCATTTTCCGAGCCATTGGTCTAGTTTTTCGTGCATATCTACAGACCTCCTTTATAGGTATAAATAGTCTTATCGTTTTCTTTTAGCCCGCTTATGTATCTCTGCCAAGCTAGCAGCCACCCTTATTTCTTTTCCCTTGTAAATAATGGTTGCAACCTTCTCCCAAGTGTGGTATTCTTTTAAGAGACCTACCTTCCATCCTTCGTGGTCCGACCATGTGTATTTGAATCTTACGAGGTCGCCGGCTCTCATTCTTTATTTTTCTTTTTTGTGCCCGCAGAAACGACAGCTATATCGTCCTCGTGAATGTCGTAGATGCCGCCTTCGGCTACTTCCATTCTATCGTCGCTTTCATAACCGACCCACCACACATTCCAGTATCCAGGCAGGTCGCACGGACCCATTACAAGACCGTAGCCGCCTGAGCCGCTGCTGCTGAATATAGTACTTTGAACTAAATCGCCGGCTTTCACTTTAGATCCCATTCGTGGTCCCAGACATTATCATCTTGTTTTGGTTCGCCCGCATCATCTCGGAGCGTCATCACAATAGATAGTCCGGTAGGCAAGCCAATTATCACAGAGAGTAACAGCCCGCTGAGATAAGGATTAAGCTCCATGAACCAATCAAGGACAGGCACCTTGGCTTATTTTTCGCCGAAAGATAGGCGAATATAATCTATCACAAACAGGGCCTGTTCTACGTTCAAAAGATTCTTCCAGGCTGGCATCCGCCCTTTGCCTTCAAAAATACTTTGCAGCAATGTACCATCGGTCTTGGCGAGGATGGCCTTGTCATTCACAAAGTCTGCCCCCAACCCGTTGAGTCCAGTCCCGTCATAACCATGGCACGACGTACAGTACATTATATAGGTTCGTTCGCCGGGATGCCTTGCGGCATCATGCTTGGCTACTTCTGCTATTCCCGCATCAGGCGGGGTGGACTGGGAGCATCCGATTAGGGCGACGAGTATTAATTTTTTCATTTTACCTCCTAAGTGGTCAGATTTCACATTCACACTCTTTTATTTTATTCCAGCGATGTGTAAACCTACAAAGTGGACACCGAATATAAGGCGACTCATAAAACATAGACCAAAGCCTGGGGCTTCTTAGTATCAGTCTCCATGGACCAAGGAACCACAAGACACA